GCCGATATGCCACAAGCAGTTGTCGAGAGCGACCCAATACTTGACAAAAAAGGAGATAAAAATATGGATAAGAAATACATGGACGAATTGAGCGAATTGAAAGCTCGCCTAGAGGCTCTCGAAGCCGCTATGAAACCCGCTGACGAAGCCAAAGATCAAGCCGAAGATTCCGCAGAAGGAACGCCAGTTGCTGATGTTCCTTCTCCCGAAGATAAGGTTAAAAAGGACGAAAGCCAGATGGCCGAGAAACTCAAGGCCGTTCTGACCGAATTTGGCATCAAGCCCATTTCTGCTTCCCCGGTTGTCGAAACCCCGGCGAAAGTCGAACCCAAAACTTTTGAAGAACTTGTGGCCGCCCATAGCGACTACGGAACTTCGAAGCTCAAGGCGATGAACGCCGTGATGCTCTCCAACCCCAAAGAATATGCCGAGGCTCGTAGCCGTGGCATCACGAAAATCTAACAAAAGGATAAAAGAAAATGTCCACTCAAATTGATAATAATTTTCGCACATTCGGTTCGGCTTCTGCCATCTCGGCGTTCCGATTCGTTCAGCCCGATACCACCACGGCTGGCTTCGTTAATGTTGCGGTAACTGGTGCAACCAAAGCTATCGGCGTGACTCAAGAAGATGTTGCGGCTGGCGGTTTCGTGGCAGTTAAGTTGTTTCATCCGACCTACCTAGCAACAGTTTCGGGAACTGCCGCAGTTGGTGATACCCTCAAATTCGATGCTTCCGGGTTGGTAACGACCTTGGCGGCTAACCTCGTGACGGCTGGTGTTGCTCTCGAAGCGGCCACAGCGACGAATGCGGTTATCGAAGTTGCAGTACCGATGTTCTAAACAACGAAACAATAACAAAAGAAAGAATAATATAAAATGAGCTTTATTTCTGGTGGCACGACAATTCGTGCAGACATCAACCAAGCCCTCATCGAAGCCCCCGCACAAATCGGGATGATCGGTGCGGAAGTTATGCCTCTCCTCCCGGTTTCGGCGAAGAGTGGTGTTTATCTCAAAGTGCAGACGGCTGATGCCGACCTCTTGAACGCCGATGCGGCCAAGCGGACTGCTGGTTCTGAATACGCTCGTGCGGTTCGGAAATTCACTTCCGATACCTACGATTGTATCGAAACTGGCTTGGAAGAATTGTTGGACGATTCTTTCCGTGCTGATGCTAACCGCTTCTTCCAGATCGAAGCTGAAACTGCGAAGTTCTTGCTCCGCCAAGTTAAGCTCTCCCACGAAAAGCGGGTGGCTGACTTGCTGTTTGCAACAACGACCCCCTTCACCACGGCTGATATTAGCCCCACGGCTTCATACATCGAAGGCAACTTGTCGACCATCAACGCCCCTGCGGACGTTGCGGCTGGCAAGCTGGCTCTGAATAAACTCGGATACGAAGCAAACGCCGTCATTATGTCGGCCAATGTTTATGAGCGGGTTCGCCGGACAACCCTCCTACAGAATCAATTCTACGGAGTGGTTTCCAATACTGGTGGCCGTCTGCTCGATGAAGCCCAGATTGCAGAAGCGTTTGGTGTGGCTAAAGTCTATGTTGGTCGTGCGGCTTACAACACCGCCAACAAGAACAAGAGCTACTCTGGCTCGTTCATCACCCCCGACACCAAGATCGTTGTTGCCAATGTCTCTGGTGGTGAGTTCACCGCTGGTGGCTTGGGACGCACATTGGTTTGGTCTGATGATGCTCCCGGTGGCTTTGTCTCTGAAAGCTATCGTGACGAAGCTCGCCGTAGCAATGTTCTCCGGGTTCGTATGAACACCGCCGAGAAGATCATTGACGCTAATGCGGCGGTTCGTATCACCACGACTTACAGCTAAAAATTGGTTCATTGGTTGGTTCCTTGAAGAAGGGGGAGGGCGAAAGCCCTCCCCCTTTTTCTTTTGACATAACTACAAGGAAACTATGGCAGACAATACTCCTTCTTTTGTTTATTACTCGCAGATTTCTCACGCTTCCCGCCCCGGAACTCGTTATAGTTCTACAACTGGAAGTGCCACTACTGGTTCATTTGCTGGTCTTGTTGCATTGACTGATGCACGCTTTTACTCGCTTACATCGTCTGTTACTGGAATGAGTGGTTTTGCTAATACAACTATTGGCTCCGCCACAACCATTCCTGCTGGAACTTACCTGCCGGGTGATGTGTCCTCTTTTCAATTACATGCTGGCCTAGTCCTCGCCATTGGGAGCTAAACAATGCCCAAGCTGGGTTATGGCTACGCTGTTTATACCGGGCCATCAGAACAAATTCTTCCAAATGTTTCTGGGTTGCTTGCTTGGTTTGATGCTGGAAAAGGAATACAACTAGGAGGAAATCCTCCTTATGTCGGACAAGTTGTCGGCAAACCACAATTTGTAAGCAAGATTGTCATTACTGCTGATGAGTGGGGGACTGCTAATGGAACATACACCAGAACTTCTGGTGGACACACTCAATTTAATAAGCAGGGAGGTGGAACTGGAATTACTTGGGACAATGTAAATAATTTTTGGGTTATAGGATCAGAGGTTTTATCAACAGCATTCACATACTGGTATGCACCAGATTCTTCATATCAATTTGAAGCATCAATTACCTATTCTGATCTTGCCGACATAGGACTAACTACTTGGACAGATACAAGTTCTGGGAACGTATTAAGACTGACTAATTATACCGCAAAACCACCAGCATTTACTGATCTTTTGCCTCCACAATATATAAGTTCAGCAATAAATTTAAGACCAGCAATTCGTTTTACTGGAACTGCAATATCCGAACAAAATAGTATGTTTGCCTCCTTGGGTGTATCGCTAAATTATTCAAATAGTGTCTTTATTGTTATGAATTGCGCAGATGCATTGAGAGGAACAATGTTTGCAACTGGAGCAGAGGCATTTTATATTGAAAAAAGTGGAAGCAATTTGTTTGTTGGTTCTGAAGTTATTGGTTATTTTTCAGTAAATGTTGGCTTACAAACAAATACAAAAACTCTAATAGGTTGTGTTAATGATTCATATAATTTTACTATATATAAAAATGGAATTGGATACGGAACAACTTTATTTGAATCTTTCCCATCTTATGGTGGAAACATTATACTTGGGAGCCAAAGCAATCAAAATGAAAATGCAAGTGGATTTGTTGGAGATATTGCAGAAGTGCTTGTTTATGACAGGCCAGTTACAGATATTGAACGATGGCAAATTGAAGCCTATCTAAACGCAAAATACGCCATCTATTGACACTTTGCTCCTAGAAATCCTATGTTAATTGGAAACACAAGAATTGGTGGTATTGGCTCCCTATCTGTTAAAAACACCTACGACCCGGACGCTCTGGCCTATCTTACCGCAGTCGAGGCCGCCGATGGGCAAACACTAGAAAACTCCGTTAAGATTGCCATCAATACTTTTGTTAAGGGATGCAAGACGGATGGGATTTGGTCTGCAATTAGAGCCTCTTGCATTATGGCCGGAGCTAGGACATTGAGTGGGGCTTTGGTTCCCTTGGTTGGGAATGCACCTTCAAATGGTAACTTTGTTTCGGGAGATTATAACAGAAAAACAGGATTGCTTGGTGATGGTTCAACTAAATATCTTAATACCACATATGTTTCCAACACATTCTTTCAACAGAATAGCAATCATATGTCGGTGTATGTAACATCAGCACCAGCATCATCAGCAACAGTAAAAGTTTTCATTGGGAATCAATCCTCACTAGGTTCAAGGTTATATTTATCAAAGAGTACCGGAGATCAGTTTTCTTGGAGGTCGGCTACGGCATCTACTGCAACAAATGTTTCTGGGCAGGGAATAACAACTGGATTTAAGGGTGGAACAAGAAGTAGCTCAACAGCAGTAATTGCAAGGTCAGCGCAAACAAACACAAGTGCGTCTGTTAGTTCTGCTACAATACAATCAAGTTTGAATGTATATGTTTTTGCGGGTGGAACCAGCAACCAAAATCTTTGCGATGCAGGAATGTCTTTTTATTCAATGGGAGACAATCTCGACCTCGCTCTTTTAGATACTCGAATAACTACTTTAATGACCACACTTAACGCTTTACTTTAAGCTAAAAATAATCACCCTTGAAATCCTCAATGAAACACGACATTTCTATTTATCTTATAGCTGGAAATGAAGAAGAATATATTGGCCGATGTTTGGAGAGCTTCAAACCCATTGCAAAGGAGTTTGTTGTTGCAATCGCTAGGGGCAATCAGACTCCGGATAAGACCGAGGAAATCTGCAAGAGTTTTGGAGCCAAGGTCGTTCACTACAAAAATAAACGCATTGATTGGCCTCATATTGACGATTTTGCGGAAGCTCGCAATCTGGCACTAGATAACTGCTCTTGCGAGTGGACGGCTTGGGTAGATGCCGATGATGTGATGGCCGAGGGTTGTGAAGAAGCGATTGACCGAGCCTTGGATGAGGCAGAGAAGCAAGACAAGTGGCTGGTTGCAATGCGTTACGATGTGGCAAACGCTGGACTTAAACCGCTCCGAGAAACTTTTAGCAAGAAGGGCAAGTGCCGTTGGAGGAACCGAGTCCACGAAATGCTTGTGGCGAGTGAGCCAGACAAACTGGTGGCCGTAGATAAAACCTTTCGCATTCATAAGCCCCATGGATACAAGCAGACAAGTGCTGATAGGAACTTTCGCATCTTGGCGGATACCCTCGAACCAGCACCCAATTCACTTTATTACACGGCTCAAGAAGCCTACCTATCCAATCAAGTCGAGCGTTGCATTGATTACAGCAAGAGGGCTTTGATGTTTCCAGAACTGGACGATACGCTCCGCTACGATGTGCTTTGCAACTTGGGACGATGCACCGGGAAAGACGAAAGGCTAAAGTGGTTGGGGCAAGCAATCACGCTTCAACCAGACCGCCGAGAAGCCCACTATTATACTGCGATGGAATACGCCAGCCGAGGAATCTGGAACAAGGCTTATGCGTCTAGCCGAAGTGCGATGACCCTTCAAAGGCCAAAGACTCACTATTGGAACCAAGTCGAGGATGTCTATGACTGGAAAGCACTAGACCTTTACCAGATCGCTTGCGTGTGCGTGGGCAACAACGAGGAGTCCGAGAAGATGTTGAAGATGTGGCCGACTCCTAAAATTACTTTGGTTCACGCAACCAGAGGCAGACCGCAACTGGCTTGGCAAAGAAGGTATCAATGGCTATCACTCGCCCAAAAGCCCCTAGAGATTCAATGGATTTTTGCAGTAGATCACGATGAGAAGGTGGACTATACCCCGCATCAAGCCATTCGATGCAACCCCGGAGGAATCATCAATGCTTGGAACGATGGGGCAAAACACGCAAAAGGGGATGTGATTATTCAAATGAGCGACGATTGGTCTCCATGCAAGCATTGGGATGCCCTAATTTTGAACGCTATTGGGGATACAAAGGCCGAGAAAGTGCTGGCAGTATCAGATGGGCTACGGCAAGATAAACTGCTTTGTATGGCGATTTTAACGCAATCTAGGCTAAACAAGCAGGGATATATGTTCCATCCAGACTATCAAGAGTCAGACGGCATCTATTCAGACAATGAGCATACGGAGAGAGCCTATACCGATGGTGTGGTTATCGAGGCCAAGAACATTCAGTTTAAGCACGAAAACCCTATGTTCACAAAAGGCAATGTGGACGAGCAACTAAAGAACCATAATAAGCCAGAATTTTATGAAAAGGGAAAATCAATCTATGAAAGACGCAAAGCAAACAATTGGGTTTAAATATGCAAGAAGTAACCATTCAAGATTCATTCGGGCAAGCCTTGGCAAAATATACCAAGGGGCTTCGTATTGGCTTGGAGATCGGTGGAGGAATCGGGGACGGCTCCACTCAATGCATTCACACCGATAAGCTATTTTCTATTGAGAATCACCCGGATCGCATTGGCCGCCACAGAATGAACCTAGAGGCAAAGGGTGGGGTTTCGGTGCAAGGCACGGCGGTTGTTTCTGAATTATGGATGAACAAGGCAGATGTAGAAGAGTTTTACCGCATCACAAAAACCAACCTAAACGCATACCCGCTAGAGCAAGTCTTGGGATGGCACGATGAGTGCGTGCAGAACGCAAAGGGCTATCAGACAAACGCAATCGAGGACATTCACTTCGATCACAATGTGGACTTTAATTTTGTGCTTATTGATGGCTCGCCATTCTCTGGGGAGGCCGAACTTCGATGCGTAAGGCCGTTCTTGGTTGATAAAGCAATCATAGCCTTGGATGATATTAACGACATTAAGAACTGGACAAATTATCACAAACTAAAGGGCTTTGCTAAACTTCTTTGGGAGGATTGGTCGGTGCGGAATGGTGCGGCCATCTTTGAGTTGTGCTAACAATTTTTACCATCGTTCTCAATGGGATGCCCTATATCAATCGGCATCTCGATGAGTTTAAGAAGCTAAAGATTCCTTGGCAATGGCGTATTGTAGAGGGAGTTTCAGAACCTCTGGGATGCACCCGCTGGTGCAAGCAAGTTCCAGACAAATACCATAAGAATTTTGTAAGCGTGGACGGAACGCACGAATATCTAAACAGCATTAAAGAAGATAATGTTGCGGTTTATTGGCAAGCAAAGTCTTTCCCCGGAAAGCTGGC